GATATTAATAGTATGTATGATAAGGTTTTTAAAGAAATGAAAGTTGGTTCAATATTTCATGAACATATGATTAATGGAACAAAACTGATTCATAAATTAGAGGAGTGTAAACAACTAATATTAAACAATACTAATAAACATAATATGGAGAAAAGAACATTATTGTTCGGTGGTGAAAGACAAGATATATTTATAAAAAGATGAAAGCATTAGTAGTTTCGGGTGGTGGTAGCAAGGGTGCCTTTGGTGGTGTACATCTACAGGTAGTTTACTTGTTCCATTTATCGCTATTAAAAAAATGGATACATTAAAAGAAGCATATACTACAGTAACACAAAAAGATATTTTTAAAATAAACCCATTTAAAGTTAAAAGTGATGCCAATGGGGTGGTTAAAGTCGCTATAAATTTTAAGAATGTTTTTTGGAATACATTGATTAGGGGTAAAAACTCGTTTGGTGATGCATCAAATCTTAAAAAACTGATAAAAAGATTCATTAGTGAAAAAGATTATAGAAAAATAAAAGATTCAGGTAGAGAAGTAGTGTGTACAACAACTAACTTAACATTGGGTAAATCAGAATATAAATCAACAAAAGAATACGGTTATAAAGATTTTTGTGATTGGGTATTGGCATCAGCAACGGCACCACCATTTATGGAGGTTGTTGAAAAAGATGGGTATCAATATGCTGATGGTGGAATATTGGAACAAGCAGCAATACAAGAAGCGATAAATAGAGGTGCAAAAGAAATAGATGTTATTATTTTAAAAAAGGAAGATGCTGAATTACCCACAGAGTTAATTAGAAATTCATTTCATTATATATTTAGAACAATAGATTTAATGATGTTGGAAATAGGTAGGTCAGATATTCAAATAGGGAAATTAAAGGCAATTAATGAAGATGTTAAATTAAATTTTTATTATACACCAAGAAAACTTACCAACAATTCATTAATATTTAATAAAGAGAACATGTTGTCTTGGTGGGATGAAGGTTATGAATCCGCAAAAAATAAATTTTGTAAAACATATAGTTTATCTGGAAGAAAGAAAGCTAAATTAATATATGATGGTTTAATTGTTTAATTTTCACCATAAAGATCTTTTTTAGGATCACATTGCTCCTTTATTATTCTTTCCACAAAAGCAAACATTTTAAACCCATTTTCCTCACAATATTTTTTTAATATTATATGGGTTGCTGGTGTAATTTTTAGATTTTTAGTTCTTTTCATAGGGTTTTCTAGATAAGTATGAAAAAAGTATGAAAAAAGTCATACTAATTCATTAATATATAGTTTAAAAAAAATACTTTCATTAAAACTGGTATATTTATAATAAAAAGATTAAATAATATAATAAAAAAATATATAATAAATGGCATCAACAGATAGAATTTTTGTTAGTCCAGGTGTTTTTACATCAGAAAAGGACTTAACATTCGTAACGAGACAAGTGGGGGTCACATCATTGGGGTTGTTAGGGGAAACACCTAAAGGTCCAGCGTTTGAACCTGTTTTTATCTCAAATTATGATGAATTTACAAGTTACTTTGGTCCATTAAACCCTGAAAAGTTTAAAGGAAATGGTTATCATAAATATGAGTTAAATTACATCGCAAAATCATTTTTAACACAAACTAATCAACTATATGTTAGTAGGGTTTTAGGAATATCAGGATATAAAGCAGGAAATGCTTGGAGTATAACTTTAGATTCCGCTGAAGATCCCACAACGGTTGCTAGTACAGCTACTGGATCAACAGGGGTATTAACATATTCTGCAACAACTGCAGGATCACCAATAACTATGACATTTGGTGATGCTAATCTACAAGCATTATATGATGCAGATGAGATATCTTCAACATTTTCAGCAATAGGGTTAGCAGAAACGGGAGATACATTCTCAATAACATCACCGAAATATATTAAAACTGGGTGTGATTTTTCTGGTGCTACCTTTGATATGGTTGTTACCGAAGCAGGAAGTGGTGGAACTGGTTTTGTAACAGGTGTTACATCAGGAACAGTTGTCACATTTACTGCAAGTTGTTTAACAGATATAGATGGTAGTGTAATAGCAACTCTAAGGTCTAGAGCGGGTTATGGTAGCGATCAAATATTAGATTTTGAGGTTTCTGGATCTACAGATACAGAAATGACAGATACAACTAGTATTACATCTGACCCATTTGCAACATTTAGTATTACAGGTACAGCTAGTGATAGTGATACATTTAGTTATTCAGTATCTATGGATAAAACTAAGAAAAATTATTTACCAGGTGTTTTTGGTAGTGGGTCACAAGATAAAGAAACAGAATTATTTGTAGAGGAAATATATACCAACGCATTAGAAGATTTATATGATGATGGTAAGGTTAGAGGTTTAGATATTTCATTTAATAGAATAGGGGAAGCATCAATTAATAACTTAGATGATTATCAAGAACAATGGAAATCAGCATCTTCTCCTTATGTATTATCAGAATTACGTGGTAATAAACTACAAAGATTATTTAGATTTGTGTGATTTAGCAATAAGGAAATTTAATGATAAAGATGCTAATATGTCCATTGTAGAGAAATTTTCTAAAATAAGTATGGATCCTACCAATACAGGGTTTATTGGTAGAAAAATAGGTACTACTGATGGTGAGTATCCATTAAGGAGTAAATATGTAATGGTAGATATGGCAGATAACTATCCTATTAATGGTTTTCCTGGAGGATTTGAAGGTGTATTAAATAGAGAATATATTGGTAGTCGAACATCTTTACCACCTCAGATAGAATATAAAACTGAATATGGACAACTTAATGCTTCAAAATTAAGAAAAACTTATTTAGGTTTAAATACACAGATAGGTGTAGATCAGGATTTCTTTGATTATAAAGGTATAAATAATGTTAATAGTGGTGTATGGACTGGTAGAACAGATGGATTTCATATGGATGTAAATGCGTTAGGATCTGAAATATCAGATGGTACTAATAGTTACTTCCCAATATTACAAGTAGGTATATCGGCATTTACAACAGATGCTAGTTTAGTAGGTGGTCCATATGAAAAATTATCCGCAAGGAAATTTACTTATACCTCTTTTGGTGGTTATGATGGTTGGGATGTTTATAGAACAGAGAGGACAAACCAAGATACCTACACTAAAACTGGTAGTAAGGGAGCAGCTGGGTTATTAGCGGAAACATTTACCACATATACAACAAGTGAAGGAGATGATGGTATAACTTCTGATTATTATACATTCTTAGAAGGTTTATACACTTATAATAATCCTGAAGCTGTAAATATTAATGTATTTGCAAGTCCTGGGTTAGATTTGAGTGATCAACCAGGATTAATTGATAGTGCAGTTGATATAATTGAAACAGATAGAGCTGATTCATTATATATTGTAACAACACCAGATGTGGATGATGATGGTATTGCAATAACGCCAGATGATGCGGTTAGTATTATAGAAGATTCTGGTATTGATAGCAACTATTCCGCCACTTATTGGCCATGGTTACAGATGAATGATACTGAAAATAATCAATATGTATGGTTACCACCTACATTGGAGGTAGTTAGAAATATTGCATTAACAGATAATGTTGCGTTTCCTTGGTTTGCAGCTGCAGGTTTAAATAGAGGTACAACAAACGCAATTAAATCGAGAGTTAAACTTACTTTAGATCAAAGGGATACATTATATGAAGGTAGAATCAATCCAATGGCAACATTCTCAGATGTGGGTGTGGTTATATGGGGAAATAAAACATTGCAAGATAAAGAAACAGCACTTAATAGAATTAATGTTAGAAGGTTGTTATTACAAGCAAGAAAGCTTATTTCCGCAGTTTCTATCAGATTATTATTCGAACAAAATGATGATGTAGTTAGAAATCAATTTTTAAGTTTGGTTAATCCAATTTTGGATAATATCAGAAAAGAAAGAGGTTTAATTGATTTTAGAGTTGTATTGGATGATACCCCTGAATCTATTGATAGGAATGAGTTAAATGGTAGAATATTCATTAAACCAACCAGAACACTAGAGTATATCAGTATAGAGTTTAATATTACTAATACTGGTGCCAGTTTTGATGATATTTAAAAAATAACTATATTTATAAATGGGTGGGATTAACTCCCACCCATATCATCATGAAATTAAAGTTAACAGAATATCAAAATAATATGTTGTTGGAGTTTCAAAAGAGAGCGTACTCTTTTGATTGGGATGATAACATATTATTTATGCCCACTAAAGTTTTTTTAGATAAACGAGTTGCTTCAGGTTGGGTTCCTATAGCAGTATCTACAGATGAATTTGCAGGAATAAGAAAAGATATCGGTAACCAATATAGATACCGAAATGATAGTAAGGTTGAAGCTTTTAAAAATTTTAATAATTATAATTCATTTATTAGTGATACAAAGGAAGCATTAAGAAAAAAATCATTTGGACCTAGTTTTTATAAGTTTATAGAAGCTTTAACTACTGCTAGTGATTTCTCCATTATAACAGCTAGGGGTAACCCGCCACGTTCAATTAAAGATGCAATAAAGTTAATAATATACACCATACTTAGTTATGATGAAATAAAAAAGATGGAAGAACATTTGAAAGGGACAACAGTTGCTCAATATTTAAATTTACAAGATTATTATCCAGTATCATCAGATTACTTTTTAAAACAATTTGATATAGATTCTTCAGCAGATAATCCAGAGGTTGCAAAAACAGTTGCATTAAAGAATTTTGTTAGTAGGATAGTTAGTTTGGTGGGTAAAATAAAAGATAATTCAAAATATACAGGAATAAGTATTGGTTATAGTGATGATGATTTGGGAAATATCGAAAGCGCTGAGAAGTTTATTGAAGAAACATTAAAGGATTTATATCCAGATGTTACATTTTTGGTATATGATACATCAGACCCAAAAAATACAAGGAAAAAAAGAATTGTTATTAAAAAGTAATTTTTTTATAAGAATACACTATATTACCACAATCATATATACGATAGATTTTTCTATCATTCATAATTTCCCTCTCAGTTTTATTTTCATCAAACCCACGTTTAATCAATAAATTTTTACGATATTTAAATCTATGTTCCCTTTCATTATTAATAACATAAAAATAGTTTGGGGTTGAATTGTGTGTTTTATTAAACCCTAATTGTTGATACAATTTACCTTGTGACCACCTTCTATCTGCATAACTTATAATATCATTTGGGTTATGTGTTTTAATAAAGTGTTTAAATAATTTACTAGCCCCACCAACTACTGAATGATTAATTTTATTACAGAATCTCAATAACTCCCATTCATTTTTAACGCCATTCATAACAATCCTGCCGTTACCAAATGTCATTATAGATACCAATTCATCATTATAGTATAAACCTAAATTAATTTTACTACCTACCTTACCTTGAATATGGTTATCAGCTAAGAACTTTGTTTTATCTTTAGTATTAACTTCTTTTATAATACATTTTCTACCATATA